AGCCGGTCTGCGCCAACGTGGCTGGACGGATGGCGTCCGAGCCAACGTGACGGCGACCGTGCTTGATGCTGGCGGTCATTTACCGACCGCCTTCGTCGAAACCCTCGCTTCGATCTCAGCAATCTGGGCGTCGGCCAGCGCCTTCGCGGCAACCACGTTTGAACCCTTCGCCACATCTGAAGTGAGGAGAACCTGGGCTGCTTTGAGGAGGTAGAGCCGCAGAGTCTCTTCGGCCACCATCTCGGGCGTGGCCGGGATCATCACCTTGCCGTCCTTGGTCTGAGCCTCAATCATCCAAGCCATGCTAGACTCCCATCCAAATGCGCCAACGCTGCGGGGTCTGCGGCGTCGTCAGGACGCCCAGAAAGGTGTTCATCTGCGCCAGGGTCAACCCGGTCAGCCGCCCCCCGGTGATGCGGCCGGCAATGCGTTCTTCAGCTACCTGCACCCAGACATCATCGCTGCGAATGAGAGCATCATTTTCCCCAGCAGTCATGCCGTTGACGACGCCCTTGGTAGCAACACCGAAGAGGTCGAGTTCGGCGAAAGCCACGCCCAACATCGCCAGGGAACTGAGCACCTTCTGAGCCCCGCCGGGCGCGGGCGGCACACCAACCGGGCACAGGCCGTTGCTGGTGTTGGTGGCATTCGGAACAGGGTCGCCACCGGCCGCAAGGTGCTGGGCACCGTGGATGCTGGGCGGGTAAGTAGCCGGCTTCCCGGTAATCGCCGCCCAGGTGACAGACAGGGCAGAAGAAGCCACGTCCGCGAGGTTGGCGTGAAGGGCATGATCGACGTAGTTCCAGAGAGATTGGAGCATGGCGCTGACACAGTAAGTACTGCGCTGCATGTCCACCGTTATTGCTCCTTCACTTCCACGTTGAGCGCCACGTCGTAGAGGCTGAAGGGATTGTTGGGCTGAAGATCCTCGATCTCCCAGGCCAGGTGAACCCCATCGACCCCGCCGAGCTTGACGCGGGTTCGCCCGTTGACCTTCCCCATGTCGATCTGCCCGTAGTCCTCCACCATCTTTTCATCAACGAGGTTCGGCGGAGTCCCGGCGAAGTCCTTGTACATGCGGAAGGTGAGTTCCGAGTCGTCAACCACTTCAAAGATCAACTCGGCGTTGACCGCGTGTTTGACGCGCATGACCGTCCCGAAGTCCATCCATCCCGTCTTGTAGTTGGCCAGGATGGGGCCGATGTAGTATTTGGAGGTTGCGTCTAAGGGGGTATCGAAGCACTCCTGGAAGTAGAGGGTGTCTGAACCGTTGGAAGTGATGATGCCCCACTGGCCTTTGCCTGTGCCGTCGTAGATGTAGACCGGGACGCCAGCCAACCCCAGGTCCACCGTAGGAAAGACAGCATGGGAGTCCCAAATGACACAGCCCGGCGACATGCTCTGAGTGTACGCTTTAACCGTACCAGACAACGTTGATCCCGCCGGGGCACCATCGATGTCTCCCACTCCGAATTCCCAGCAGTACCCATTCACGTCCCCCAGAACTATCGTGTCCGTACCATCCGGCCCCTTGACCAACTCCCCGGCACTGAACTCCTGGAGGAAGCGGTAGACGCTGAACTTGTTGCTGTCGTAGTGCCACACTATCGCCTTGTCGCAACCGATCACGGCATCCACCGTCTTGACAAAGACGATGTACTGCCGCTTCGCCGGGTAGTGGACGGCGAAGCACATCTGGAGCGTCCCGTTATCGTCCAGGGCAATCTCGCTCTTCAGCCAGTCCTGCACCGCCCCAGATACCATCCGGACACCGCCGGAAGTAACCTGGACAATCCCCTCCCTGGCAAGACCGGTGGGGATCTCGTTGACGTGAATCCAGGTGCGGTGGGCGATGGACCCGTACTGCCGGGAAACCATGCTTACGCGACTGTACGGATAAGCCCACTCTTCATTGGCCGGGTAGACGGAGTAGACCTTGCGCCCCTTGGGGACTATCAACCGCCCCGCATCCGACATGATCCCGGTAGGCTTGTCACTTTCCTTGCCGCCCACTGACCGCACGTTGGCCTCTGGCCAGCGAGTCTCGTACTCCGGGTCCGTCCAGATCAACTCATCTGGATTCCCGCAAATCCGGTAGTCAACGTCACCCGTCGTCCCGGTGTAGTTCTCTGTCAGGACAAGACGGGTATTGGTGGCGTCCCAGGATTCGATGTTGTACACCCTGGCATCCGTCCCGGCATGGAACTCCTTGTGTTCCAGATGAAAACCCCATTCGGCATCGCCTACCGGGGTAACGTAGGGCGAGCCGTTGGTGACGCGAGCCTGCCCATCGGAGTAGGGAATGTCGCCAATCCCAAAGAGCCGGTCCCCATGCTGGCAAATGAATGGCTTGGGAGTCGGCACCCGGATCAGGTAGTCCATGACTTCGTTGATAAAGTCCAGGGCTGTCTCCGCTATGTTGTCGTTGTAGACGGTCGTTGCCCAGGGCACAGTGGCAACCCGGGCCATCGCCGGCCACGTCCCGCCCATGTCAGTACGGACCCGGTAGATTCGCCAGTGAGTAACCTCCGGATCGTCCCGAAGAAGGGCCGCGCGGTTGATCCTGATCGTCCGGCCCGCAACCGTGATGCTGAAAGCTGCCGGCGCGTCCGCATCCGGATACGCCTGTCCCTCTTCGTCCTCGTTCTGGTTGTAGGGCACGATCCGGTACTCGTAAGTTCCGGTCAGAACGCCGGCAGCAGGAGAAGTCAGGGCGATGGTCCCGCGGAAGGGACGCATGACCAGAGGCAGCAGAGCCCCCGTAACCGGATTGTACTTGAGCATTCTTTCCAGGCCGTTTGTGAGGACGGCACGGCCGCGCAGACACGCGGAATTCACTATCAGGCCAGCGAATTGAAGCGTCCCTATGACTGCCATCTTCGACCTCTCATGTGTAGGTGAAGGCGAACTGGACAAGGAGCTTCAGGAAGGTCATGCGGGCGCCCCTTGTCGCCCCATTCGCGTCTGCCGGAGCGTAGGCCAGCGGGTTCGGAGCCGCCGGGTTTGTACGGCAGGAGTAGTGAGCCGTCGTGTTCTTGACGACAGTGGTCACGTCTTCAAGCACCGTGGCATTCTGTGCCGCCCCTACGGCAACACTGATGGCAGCGCCCCCAAACGCGGCTTGCTCATGCAGGTCGAAGTTGAAGTTGTCCCCCACGCCCAGCTTCGCAACCTGCATCTTCGTGTCGGCCACGTCGAAGTTCGGGATCGCCACGCTCAGATCCGTCAGGAGGGATCTCTGAATGCTCTTGTAGTACTGTTTGCCGTCAGGAGGAGAGGGCGAGAAGGCCGCAGTTTCGAAGTCCACCAAGCTTGCAGCACCGGGCATGGCGCCGGCATACGCCGCTTGGGCGTCTGCCCAGGCTGCGGCCCAGGAAACATCGCTGGAGCCACCGCCCGGCCAGGACCAGTAGGTGTCCCCGCTGGCTATCGTGATGGGCAACCCCCGCCAGAGGAGCGCGTTCAGAACCGTCCGAAGCTCATTGAGTTCCCGGATGAACATGCGACGCGGGACGGCATCTGGGTTGGCCACCCAATCCGCAGCACCGATAAGAGCGGTGAGAAGCGCAACCTTGGCGTAGTTCACGCCCGTTGCGGGATTGCAGAAATACTGGATCAGGCCATCCACAAAGCCGCGGTAGTTGGCAATCAGCGCCCACGGCTGATCCCCGTTGCCAGCCGCGGTCTGCAAGGTGCCGTAGCCTATGCCCGCCGCCAGACACCTTTCGACGATGGCCGCGCGGGCCTCATCGAAGGCCGCTTTCAAGATATCGGTGCCGGCAACCACCGGAACATCTGCCCAGGCCATTACGGTCCAGCCTCCCAGACAGAAACCGGGGCCGCACCGTCCCAATGACCAACAGGGGCATTGATGGTTACGCCCACCGCATCAGTGGCGGTCTTACCGGCGGCATTGGTGACTGTGAGAACCGCGTTGTATAGTCCGGGGACTGTGTACAGGTGAGCCGGATTGGGTTGATTGGAAACGGCCCCATCCCCGAAGGCCCAATGATAGGTCAGCGGCCCACCGTTGGGGTCATAACTGCCGGCAGAGGAGAATCCCACAGGCAACGGCGCCACGCCAACCAACGGACCTCCGTTGGCCACGGCAACGGGAGCATAGTCGGGATCGAAGATCGTAGGCGGGGGATGGTCAACAACCGAAGGGCCAGGACCGGGTACAGGACCAGGAGTCGGACCGGGCCAATTCGGGTCTGCCAGAACCAGGAACTTCCCGTAGTCACAGATCCGTTGCACGTCCCCGAGCATCACGATCACCCCGGCGTAGTGCGTCTGATTCATCCGGCGTAGACCGGGACGCTTGGAGAGGAGTCCGGGCTTGCAAAGATCGACGTTCTGAGCTATGACGGCTTGAGGATGGACCGGCTCCACGTCAAGGCGCAGACCGCCGAAATCGGGATGGCGAATCTCCTTACCGCGCATCGACATCCCCCGCCGTGGTCAAGTACAACCCTTCTGCCTCCAGGAAACACGTCACCGGGGCGCCCATGCTGATCGTCAAGAACCGTTGCAGACCAGGACGCTTGGAGATCGAGGCTTCCGGTCTGAACTCCACGTTGACCGCCTCGACGCCCGACCCGGCCGGCATACGGGTAGGTCCGAGATCCAACCGGAGCCCGGCTTGAACCAGTTTCCCAGGACGCTCAGAAGCCAAGTTGCTGCGCCCTCGTCACCGGACCCAGACCGTGATAGTCCGAAGTCCGGACAAGCTCGTTGACCGTGCGCATCCGAAGGACGCCCTTCGGGGTCCGGTAATTGGCCCTCCTCATCTTGGCAAGCATGGCCGAGAACTCCCCGGCGGCGATCTTCCAGCCCTTCTCATCGTCCGAGTATTGGAAGCCGCGACGGAGAGCCCCGAAGATCAGAACCTCCATGAACTCCGGCGGAATCATCGGTTGGTCGTTATCCTCGACCATCGGAGTAGCCTTGGTGTAGCAAGGAACCTCGATGCCGTACTGACCGCCAGGAATGGGATCGAAGGCCAGGACGATACCGCCGTTGTCTCCCCGACCGACTTCAGCGAAGTTGGCAGGAACACCTGAACGCCTGTTGGCCGGGTCCCAACGCTTCACGTCCTGATAGTTGACGCGGCCCAACTGCCGACCGTTGCTCTGTTCAACCACGTCATAGACCATGCTCACCCAGGCCGGAAGCTCGTACAGGCGCGTCCCGCTGGCCGTAGAGAAGCAGAACACCCTATCCGCCCACCTCCAGTACCCCTCCGCGTTGAAGACCTCATTCTGACAGTGGTTCAGGAACTCGCCTATCCTGTTCCCGTCGTGTTGACTGTCCCCGCCGCGATCCAGACGGAAAGCGGTTTCGTACTTCAGATCCCCGAAGGTCTTGATTTCTGGAACCGGCAGGGGGTTCTTGATTACCGCAGAGCGCAGGATGGTGGCGAAGAACTCTCCCATGCTCACGCGAGAAGTCCCCGCGGTGTCGCAGATGTCGAAACCGACGTACAACCCATCCGGCCGGTCAGGGCGGTAATCGGTTACGGTCAGGACCGGCGTAACCTCATCGTCCAGGAAGACCAGTATCTCCGCGGACCCCCTCTTTGTGTCCCGGCACTTCACGATGAAGTTGTGAGTCTCATCCAGTTCAAAGGTCACGGTCCCCGAGCCGATCAGGACCGACCCGGCGCCGGCCAGGATCGAATGAACCTCCAGAGTCCCGTCCCCGTAGATCCGGATCAGGTACGTCTTGTTCAGAGCCACCGGAGAGGCATTGGCCGCGATCTGGGCGCGAACCATCAGGCCAACATAGACCTGGGCGACTGCGGCACTGAACTTGAAGTCACAACGGGCCAGATGCTCCCGACCCTGCATCTCCTCCTCAACGACCGCAACGGCCTGGGTATCGCCGGCAGCAAGACCGAGGGAGTTATCCAGGACTTCCGGCGCTCCGGTCAGGATGGTCCAATCGGCACTGACCAGCGGACCATCTTCGTACCGGAAGAGTTCTGCAAAGTGCCTCACTAGAACCTCCCTTTCGACACGCGGCAGTCAATCCCCAGCTTGGCCGCATGGCGCAGCAGATACTTCGTGTCGGCAGTAGCCGCCGGCCCCTGATTCTTGAGGCAGTGGTCAACGACCTCCCGCGGAATCCTGGCGACAAGGCGCATCTTCTTGTCCTTGCTCCAACCCTTGCTGTTGCGAAGCTCCCGGCGGGAAGCGGCCAAGCCTTCAGCCATGTTTGAGAGCCGTTTCGCTGGAGTAGTGCCGTCGATGGTGCGGACAGCCCGCTCAACCCGGCCGTCCCGATGGGTGTGAGTGAGAACGTAGGCCATCGCCGGCTCCTTAGCCAAAGGGGAGGATGCCTTTTCGGCACCCTCCCCCCGACTGGTGTTTTGCTACTCCTCGGTGGCGTCGTTGGTGAGGTTGACGATCAGACCGATTGCGGCCGGCGCCAGAACCTCCAGCGTCAACTCGCCCTCGATCATCCCGGCAACGTGGTTGCCGACGCGGGCCAGGAGTTCCGCCTTGATCGCCCGAAGAACGGCGATGGCCAGGTACTCCTCATCGGTCATGAGCAGTTCGCGGCTGTACATGTACCGATGGAGGTTGATCCGCCTGAGCCCGAAATCGGACTCGTAAACGTCGATGGAGTTGACCAGCTTCTTCTCGCTGGCTCCAATCGTCCGGGTCTCGCAGTCCAGGCAGAACGAGCTGATCTTGCGCTTCTGGTAGGCCCCAACCCAGATGTTCTTGGGGTCCGCGCCCTTCTCCCACATCAGTTGGTTCAGGTTGTCCAGCTCGGCGGGAGTCAACTCCGTGTAAGGACTCCCGGACGGATCGTAGACCGTTCCCTGCATGTCCGGGGAGAGACAGTCGAAATCCTCTTCGTCCCAACCCGCAATGACCCGGAGACCGTCCATCTTCCGGCAACCGGAACCGCTCTCGCAGTCCCCCGGATGCTGGTCGGCGGTCTGAGTGGCCCGGCGGCTCCAGATCAGGGCGTACTCGATCTTGAGCGCCAGTTCCTTGCTCTTCTTCCGGATCTGGTAGGCCAACATGTCGCTCATCCCGGCGGTGGCCACGGCCCGCTGGGTGTCCGAGACATCGTATGTCTCGCGGAAGATGTGAGTGAGGTTGTTGACGCGGCAGGGGACTTCCAGATCCTCAAAGTCCGCGTCACTGGCCTCCGGAGTGCAGTGAACGTCTGCCTCCTGGCCAGTCTCCGGATCTTCCGGATCGCCGGGGGCGGTCAGATTGTCAATGAGCCACTGATGGAGCGTGGCGTTGGCAACCGTCTTCCGCAGCGAGGAAAAGAGCGGGGTCTTGTCCGGACTGATGTTGGTGATTACGTCAAGGAGATCTTCCTTGTTGACGCTGTTGTCCCCAACGTCGTAGGTCGCCAGAATGGCGCAGTTGTCCATGAAAGGCATGAGTCGGCTCCTTCTTCAGCCAACCCCTGCCGGCATTCAGGGATTAGAGGCCCACCTTGACCTTGATCGCCTGTTCCTGGAGCTTGTTGGCCAAGAAGGGATCACCCTTTTGGCGGGCTTCCCTGGACTGAGCCATTAGCTCCCCAACGGACAGCACCTTTGGGGCAGGGGCCGGAGTGCTGGCTGTCCTTGCGGGCAATCCGGTTTCGACGTGGACACCAGGCGCCGAGACAGGGGTCGTGGGCGAGTCGGCAGGCATCAGGTCGGCGGGGTCGGCAACCAGACGGATCGCGCTCTCGAAATCCAGAGTCCGATGCTTCCGCAGGGCTTCCTCAAACTTGGGGCGGTACTTCTCCAGGTCGAGGCGGGGAAACTTGCCCTTCAGCAAGCCTTCCGCCTCTCTCTTCCGCACCGCGTTGAGGTTGTCCTGTAAAGGCGCCAGTCTCTCGGTTGCGAAAGCACCGATCTGACGGTCTACCGACTCCACAGCGGCCCTCATGTGCCCGTCGAGAGTCTGGGCCAAAAGGCTCAGCGCCTCTCCCTGGGGCATGGCGTCAAGTTGTTCCTTGGAGGGAAGGTTGAGCTTCGGGAATTCGACCTTGCGATCCCGAAGCGCCCGAAGCTCGGCATTCTGGGCCTCCACCTTGGCCAGCAGATCGTCAATCCTGGGATCACTGACCTGAACAGGGGGTGGCGCCGGAGGCGCCGGTATCGCCTCCGGAGCCGGGACAGACGCACCAGAAGAAGGGGCCGGGGTCGGAGAGGCAACAGTCGGTGCCGGTTCCGGCTGGCCCTGCCGGTCCCCCGGCTTTTGTACGATCTGAGACATGATCCGAGGGACTACCGCGGCCTTCAGTCGGGCCTCAATCCCCTGGGCAGTTTGAAGTGTCGCGCCGGCTTTTTCTGGCATTTCGTGTCCCTTTCCATAACCCTAATAGCCCAAATGACCTGGAATTTGACCATAAATCCTAACCGCGGCAGTAATCATTTCGCGTTCTGGATCAGTCTCTCCTGCAATTCGGCCAGTTTCTTGTCCAATTCCGCTACGATTGCCGCGGCTCTCACCGGCATCATGGCCATTCTCTCCCAGGCTCGATACTCCCCCTGGAATCGGTAGACCTCTTCCCCTGTCGCCTTCATCCCCTTTTCGACGGCTGCCCTCTGGCCATCCTTGATCCCGGCCTGGATATTGGGCCAGGCCGGGTGTTGACTCAACGTCAGCAAGGCGAGATAGGTAGCCTTCTCCGCCTCTGTCTTCCGGATCACGTCCTGGATTACCAGACGCTCCTCCTCCTTGGTGGGTATTCGGGGAAAGGGGATCGCCCCCAGATTCTTGACCGCCATGGTTACCTACCTCCCAACTGGCCGCGCATGGTATTGGCCAGTATCCGTCCCGAAACCTGCCCAGGAGTGCCTCCGCCTTGAGCCGCAATGGCCTCTGGCGGAATGCCCGCGGCACCACCCTCCTCCATGCCGGGGACCGGCATCTGGGAGAATTGCTCCTCCTGAACCCTCATGCGCATTTCGTGGTTGGCCTCATGGGCAGCAACCAGTGCCTTGCGATCATCGTCCAGTTGAGTGTAGAAGGAAGTCTGCTTGAAGATTTCCAGCACCTTCATGTGTTCAACGTGGTTGTCCCAATCGTCCACGTCGATTTCCAGACCGCGGGCCAGCATCATGTTCTCCTCCATCTGGCTCTTCAGGTTCTCGCCTGGCTTCGGCGGGAAGATACGCTCCACTTCCCCGTAGCCGAATTCCGAAGTCCAGACCACCTTCAGAAGCTCCTGAGCGTTGATGGCGCCCATCATGGCCGGGTTGGCGGTCACGGCCTGGAGAAATCCCATCATGGTCTGACCGCGGATACCCAGGAGTTCAATCTGGGCCGCGAGAATGATGTCAATCCTGGCCACTCCAGCCAGGTCCGCGGGACTGACCTTGAACTGCTTGTAGGTGCGGGCATCTCCGGAGATCGTGACCACCCGCTCTTCGTCCAGGAATTGCTGGTTGTTGTAGGCGCAAAGTTGCATGAAGGGCTGGAGGGTGTTCTTGGCGATGAACTGAGCGATCTCCTTGATGCGAAGGTTGCCCTCCTTCATCCGACCAGCAAACCCGGTTGCCGACTCCTCCCCGCTCTCCATCTGCCCCATGAAGAGCCGCGGCATACCGTTGGTTTCCGAGATGTCGTCCCGGAGTTCGCCCTTGTTGATCCGGGCAATCTGGGAAGTGTCCGGGGTGTGAAGGGGTTGCATTTGGGAAATGTCTTCTCCCCGGAAGATACGTCCGGGCGCCGCTATGATCTGTTCATCCGGTACGTTCATGCCATCCCCGACCTTGTACATGGGATTGCCGGCCAGCGCGGCGGCATGGTTCAGGGTGTTCTGCATGTCATTCAGATCGAGACAGAGATTGGTGATCGGCTCGATCAGACCGATACCGTAAAGCTCCCCTTCAACCGGCGTCCACTTGGCGAAGACGTAGGGCCGGCGAGGGAAGGGGCTCCAGAGGTTATTCTTGACCACCCGGACGACCTTCTCCCGGTTCAGGACTACGATCTGGCACTCCACCCGAAATCCCTTGCCGTCCAGGTCGAAGAGTCCCCACCAGTCGGTAGTCAGAACGTCATTCTCCGGCTTGGGAGTCGGGATGCTCCCGCCGTTGGCCTGGAGCTGCATCTGCCGGCCGTCAGACTCCGGAGGAGCATCCTTCTGCTTGTTGAAGTCCAGGACTTCCTTCTCGGTGATGCCAGCATAGATCCCCTGTTTGATCTTGCGGATCACGTCCTCCTTGGTCTGCCGACTATCGTCCGAACAGCAAGGGGCGTCGTAGATGGACTCGTAACGCCGATCACAACGGAAGTCGAAGATGGAGAGGTTCTTGAACTCGGTCCTGTCGCGGTTGATGGAGAACGTCTTGCGCTTGACGCCCTTCTTCTGCATATCGACAACGATCCCATTCTTATACGTCAACTTTTCCTGGGGCTCGTTGACCACCGCCTCCTGCCGGTCAGTTATCCAGGCACCCTTGGCAAAGGACGTGCCGTACTTCCCGCAGTTTTGGAGGAAATGAGTCATGCGAGAGTCGAATTGACCATGATCCAGTTGCTCATCCATGAGGAGCTTCACGGCTTTGGCGCTGGCCGCGCCCGGCCGCATGGGCACCGGCCGATACCAATCCGCCGAGGGGAAGAGCGCCAGCTTGACCCTGGGAGTCGCGGCCCGCTCCTGTTTGAAGGGCTCCGGGACCGTTGTCGTCTTGGCGCCGGGATAGAACCGGCTGATGGGATCGCCCCTCCAGAGCCGATCCAGGACCACCCACTTCTCATTCAGAACGGCCCGGTCAGAATCCACGGCCTGAATATGATCCAGGACTTCCTTCAGTGCCCGCTGGTCACGCTCCAGAGATCCCGCGAGATTGGGGTTGTCGTTGGGGATCTTGGGGGTTTCCTTCTCGTCTACTTTCTTAGCCATGCCGACTTCTCCCGAGGAATGAACTCGTCAAGCGGCCCCTCGTAGGGGGATTCATTGACGATCTTCACTCCTCTCCTCGTAAGTTCCCGGAAGACGCTCCGGTACGCCGGCAAGGCGTGTTTGCTCAACCAACAACCCTCCTTCTTCCCGTTCCCGAAGAAGTGAGAGTTGGCCAAATCGTATCTCAGGTCTATCCCCAGCATCCGAATCTCTGTGAACCCCATGAGGGCCGCGGCTTCCAGGGCGTATGTCCCGGAGTTGCCCGAAAACTTGAAAGCACCGGGCTTCGGGGTCAGTCCACCAGCGGGCATCTTCTGGTACGGATGATTGTGCGTTTGCCAAAGGTACACCCTCTCAGCGCATGGCAACAGGGCCAACTTTTGGGCGGCGGAGCAATGCGCTCCGCACAGCAGCAATTTCGTCCCTGATGCTGTGGACAACCTTGCCGCCTCTGATTTGAGCACCGCTACGTCTGACACCAAAAGCCACGGCACCGCGACGATCCGGAGGATGCGGTTGATGCCCACGGCAGGGTGAGCCTCTACGACCTCCGAGAGTCGCACGGAGTTCAGGGACGACGAGTTGCCGAGAATGTAGCAAAGCCCCGTCTGCGTGTTGGCCAAAGCGGCGATAGAATTCCATCGCTGGTAACCGGGGGAAGCAGTCGAGTACGCCTTCCGGCGAGAGATTGTAACAGGCAATTTTCCTCTCCCTCATCCAGACCGCGGCTTGATTGAAGAACTTCAAGACCCGGCGCGTACCGAACCGGAAGCATCCCGCCGCGGACCCATTGCCGAAGAAATGAGAGTCCCTGTGATTCCGCCATTCCAAGTCCACTCCCGCGATCCCGATGGGGTTGGCGCCGAGCATGACGGCCAACTGGAACATGGGGAAGGCTATGTTGCCGGCGGAGAGAATGCCTCTCTCCCAATCGTCCTGAACCACCGGAATATGGGATCTGCCGGCGTAGCCATTGGCAGGGGGCGAAGACGTGTAGGGCCGAAAGTAGTAGAAGTCAAAGGACGGGATCGGCTGGACCGGCACCCGATGGCACAGGGTGCGCTCGTTGTAGATGGTCGAGGAGAGCACCCGGACACCCTTGAAGTCGGTTATCAGGTCGAGATCCTGGCGGTAGGGGTCGCGGTCTACCACGATGTAGTAGTCAGGCTTGAAGAGCCGAAGTCCGCGGTTGCAAGTGATGGCCGGGAACTCCAGAAGCTTCTCCAACGGGATCGCATTCAGGCTGGAGGAGTTCCCGTAGATGATGCAGGGTTTGCCCTTCAGTTGGTTCTTGAGCAAGGTGGCCGACTTGGCGTTGGCGAACCGGGACTCAAACATGGGATTGCCAACGCCGATGCGCCGGTCTGCGGGATCGGCCGGAGTGGGCTTCATGCCCTTGTGCTTGCTCAAGAGTTTGTTCCTTTCCCTCCTCACCGCGCGACTGGCCTGAAGATGCTCAATGACCGGGGCGCCCCACTTCCGCATGGAGTCGAAGATCTGAACGTACTGAGGAGGAAGGTCTACAACGTCGAGGTTGAGCCGCGCCTGGTTGGCTTTCAGGGCGGCTTCAAGCGTCTTCTGATCCCACATCTGCGGAGCGGCTTCCTGGACCTCGATCCACTTCTGGACGAACTCCCGGACCCGCTCATTGTTCCGGAAGAACATGGTCCCGGACAGAAGTTCCTTGCCGTCCTTCCAGTGAAGACCGAGATCCCCGTCAAGATGCTGGAAGAGTTCCGGGTACTGCCTCACCCTGGCGTCAACGTCGATCCAGACGATGTTGCTCTCCGGATGCTCCTCCAATTTCGACAGGATGAACTCCGGTTTGATCGCGCAGTTCTCTTCCCACTGGTCGCGGGACGGGACGGCCTCCACGTCATACCTGACGTTGAGGGCCTGAAGCGTCTTGATGAATTCCGCAGCATGGTTGCTGTAGAGTTCATCCGGCGTGTGGAAAGAGACCACCATGAAACTCACAGGGCCGGCCTCCCTATCCAGTCGATCTCCGTTTCCCAGAACATCGGACCGAACCGCTTGTTCTTGACGGACCCGGCCAGAAGTTGCTTCTCCCGGACGTAGTTGTGCCCGAAGGCCCGCTTGCCGTCAGTCGGCCAGTTCTTGACGCGGAAAGGCTCGTCCCAATACGGGTTTGTCGGCAGGGTACAGTCCATCCCGACAATCGTGAGCCTGGACGGGTGCAACCGCTGAAGGGCCATGAGGACGGCCAAGAAGCCGGTTGAGGGCTGGACCCTGAGAACGCTCTTCGCCAAGTTCCAGAGGGCCGGGTCGATCTCGTAGTTCGGGCCGTGGGCGGTGGCTACTCCCTTGGCGAAGTACGACGCGGAGACATTGAACGTCTTGCCGCTTGGCACCAGAACGAACCAGGACTCCCATCTGCCCTCCGGGATGGCGTAGACTTTTGGCCAGAGCGCCGGGGAGCCAAACCAGGCCCAAGCACTTATCTTCGCGCCCGATTGCCCACGATGGGCAGTAACCCATGAAGTGCAACGGACGACGAAATCATGGGAGTCGATCATGCCCCCCATGCCCATCGGAGAATGACCATTCCCGACGACGCACACGGAGACAGGTGTCATCGGGGGCATCGGCCAGCGGGCAGGTTCCTTTCTGGGGGCCATCACAAAATCTCCAGCAGGAAGGCATCAGTGCAACCCTTCTTGTGCGAGGGTGCGGCCGGGTGAGGTTTGGCGGGAGGATAGACACGATGCTTGAGTGTCTTGACCACACTCAGGGGGATCACACCGCGGTCAGTGTAGGTGGGGAAGAGTTCCAGATGGTTCCGCTGCCAGAGGTAGTCCTTGGTGACGCACCTTTCCTTGGGCGCGTAGTTCTCCGTGCAGAAGACCCACCGCTTAGTGACGCGGCGCATTTCATTTGCGGCCTTCTGAACATCGTTGGGAGCGATGTGGGACAGGCACCAACAGGTCATTACCAGATCGAAGGACTTGTCCGGGAAGGGGAGTTGCAGAGCGGACCCCTGAATGACCTTGTAACCCAGACGGCACTTGGCAGTCTCTACGGCCTCCGGGATCAACTCCACGCCGTAAGCATGAGGGTAACCCAACTTCTCCAGAAGGACCAACTGATTGCCGACGTTGCAGCCGACCTCCAGGATCAGAATGTCCTTCGGGATGCCGGCCAACATCTCCTCGATGATCTCCGTCCTGGAGACTCCGCCGGTCACCCGCTCCCGCCAGAGTTTGTCCAATGCGGGCGGCTCCAGCACCCAACCCTTGCTGTACGTCTTGCCATGTTCGCCAAGCCACTTGGCTTCTTGAGGGGTCGCGGGCTTAACCATGTTCAGCCCTTCTTCTCATGCCACATGCGAAGCCACGCAACCCGCTCCGCTTCGGCCTTGCTGCCGTAGTCCTTCTGGACGGCAAGAACCTCCGTCCCCTTGTGGAAGATCCCGAACTTCCCATTGCGTTTCTTCTTCACATCGTAGGGCATGGTTCACCCTATCTTTCTCGGCACCTGATTGACCCGCTGAGTCTGGAGGGCTTGCTTCAAGGTTACGGTGGAAACTCGCTCGTTGGCCGGATCGTAGGGAAGATTCAGGACTTCCGCCGGCTCTTCGGACCCGCACTGAGGACAAGCTTTGATCTTGGCACCCGCGGCCTCTGCCTCCGTCATGGTGAACTTGCACCGCTTGCAGCGGACATACCGGTTGCCCTCGAAGGTGCGTCCAGCTTCCCGCCGGGCCTCTTCTCTGGCCAGGAACCTATCGCGCTCAACCGGCCGGAGTTCCTTGCTGAATTTCGCCATGTCACTTCCTCCCCACTTGCTTGGCCAGGTCGCCCCAGAAGTTCCCGCCACTTGTCACCGGTTTCTGAGGCAGACCGGAGAATTGACCGTTGACCATCGTTGGCTTCGGAGGAGGACGCCGGAGTTTCGGAGGCGGGCAGAGGCGGGCGCCATTCGGCCCCCCGGAATCGGTCTTGTCCATGTCCGAGAGACAGTCCGGGATATCGTCCTTGGCCTTGCGATTGGGCGCGAACCGAATGAACTCCTCCACGATCTTCCCGTAGCAGATGCCATTCTCGGAACGGATGAGTTCCTGGTCGATCCCCGCGGAGAAGAAGATCTTGCCCGAGACAAAACGGCCCTGTAAGGACTCGATCCGCATGGCCTTGGATTCCATCGTCCTGCCGCCGACCGGCACGATGTTGATCCTGATCTGGTTCTCCACGCTCCAGGCGCCCAGCATCGTCCCGTAGATCTCATTCGTGGCGATCTTCTCCATGAGGACGCGCTTGCAGTTCCAGCGGACGTACATGGACACGATGTTCTGGACAACCTCCGCGGGCTTCCATTGCCCCAACCGCATTGCCAGAATCCAGGCGTTGATAAGCACGTCCACCCCGAGGATGGCCAGCACCGTATCATCCTCCCGGTCTTCGGAGGAGGCGGTATCTGTGAGCATGTAGATGTTCATCATTTCCGCTGGCGGGATCTGATGCACCGGCACCAGCTTGAATTGCTCCCGTTTGAAGAGGGCGTATTCCCGGGGCACCGGGTCCAGGAGATACTGACTGGAAAACCGCCGGGGACCAAGTTCGATTCTCAGGCTGGCCAGGATGCCAAGAGTCAGATGCTCCAACTCCGGGTCCATGCCCACCGTGAAGTTGGGGTTGACGTAGACCGCCTTCCCTTCCGCGTCGATCGCCGACCGGATGAAGGTCTTGTAGGTCTTCCCCGGCTGGCCCTCCGCGGCCTTCTTCTGAAGTTCGACGCTGACCCCCTGAATATAGGTGTAGAGATCCGTGTCCTCGTAGGGAGTCCCGTTGACTATGACAATGGTCCCCTCCTCCGCGATGGACAGGAGGAGCTTGTACCAGTCAATGACATGTTCGATGGTCAGGGCCGTCCGGGTGTTCTCGCGCGACACAGGATCGTCCACGATGATGATGTCGTAGTGCATCCCGGTCTTCGTCACGTCGATACCCGCGGCGGTTACGGTCCCCTCCTTCTTCGACAGGTCGGTACGACCGGCGACGGTGAACTCCTCTTCCCTCCAGGGGTTCCCCACCAAGTCTCCAAAAATCTGACGGAGATCGTTGTTGGACTCAAACTGCCGGCGGATCTGGGCCAGGTACTTCTTGGCGTTGCTGTAGGTTTCAGAGGCGTAGAGGATGCGGACGTTGGGATCGAGGAGTATCCATCGGATGCAAGCCGCCACCAGACAGGTGGACTTATAGGAGCCGCGGGGCATCATGATCAGGTTGCGCTCTCCCGGATTGGTGAGGAGCGTCCAGTAATCGTCATAGACCGGAGAGCGGTATATCCGCTCAAACTGGAGGAGCTTCAGGAGTTCGTAGAAGCTCTCAGGCGTCGGGGAGAGATACTTCGCCACTACGGACTGCCGCGTTGAATCGGTCAGACTCGCGGCTATCCCTTGGCAAAGCGACTTGCCCCAATCGACTTGCAACCCGCTGGAGTTGAGCATTGTCCTTCAGTTCTTCCCTCAAGATCACCACCATCTGCTGCTGGAAGACGTGAAGCACCGCCACCGGGACCATGGACTTCTCCATCCACTCCGCCATCGTCTTCATGGTTTCGCGGA